TGGCTATACGTTTGTCCTGATTTCGCAAGAGTGTCTTGTAACATACTCGCTGCATTACCATACGCCTTTTCTTTACCCTTTACATTAGTAAGCCCTAATCCATCTGTTACACTTGAAATGATACTACCGATTGACATTTTTTTTCCTCATTGTTTTAAAATTAAGTTTGCTTGGATAAACGCAAGGCCAACTAATGAAATATCTAATGATGTCTGTTCCTTACAAATATAAATTTTGTTTGTTCTTTGGTACAAATTAACTCCGTTTATTTTCTGATAAAAATTAAAGTCTAAGGTGTAATCATAAATAGCATTTGGGAGATTTAGTTTTTTAATTGTAGATAAATTAATTATTCCATCCGATTGAAGAAAACCAACCATCCCATTCTTTATTAATACCAACGGTAGTAAGTCTTTTGTTTCTGACGAAAACGGATTTGTTACGCTGCTTGTTATCATTTATCTACCGCACTCTGTATAATCAATTATCGCTTTAGAAATATTAAAAGGGGCTGGGTCTGTCATCGTTACTTTGAACCCAATTCTTTGGGGTCTTCCTATATTTCTAAAAATACATCTTGAGTTGTACTCTCCGATACGCCCAGCCTTTGCCCACTTTTCGCCAACCCATGTATAGCCACCATCTGCGCTTGTCATAAGCATCACATTAGGATTGAATCCCTCAGGCGTTGACCCGTTCATTTGCTCGTCGTACTCTTTTTCTACATTCGTTTTTCCAGAGTTAATTATTAGTTCTAAAGAATGAATGATTATCCTTTTAAAATTGTTTATGATTATCCCTGTTGTTCTTGAGCGTTCTATTACTTTATCGTTATAATCTGTATATTTATTTTTATCTAGATAAATTAATTTATCTTCATTGAAAGCGCCCATTATTATTTTGTTAGAATACTTTATCGCAAATGCAGGAAACCAACATTTCTGCTCGTTGTTTATGTCTCTTGTCGCTCTTGTGTGCCATTCGTTTTCATCGAAGTCATAACAATAAGTTCTATCAGCAGAAGGGAATGATATAACATAAAATGTATGTTTCCCATCTACATAACAGAATGAGAACGCATCATCTGTTCTTGTAAAGCTTTCTATCTGCTCTTCTATCCATGCAGAAGAAATCTTTTCTATGCCCTGCCCGTCACTTACCCATATAGAATTAGTACCTACTGATGATGCGCCTAAAAAAATTAATTTGTTGTTAATTGCAGAAACACTATGGGGTGCCTTACATCCGATTGAACTATTTTTTGTAGACGTTATAAAAGGTGTGTTGATATTATCTTGCCACCTATATACTTGATAAGAACTATAACCGATAACGAATAGATAGTCATCCATTGCCTTTATAGCGACTATGTTATCGCTTCTGAACTCCGCTTTTATGTAGTTAAGCGAGCCCATCCATACATCTTCTGTGGCTAAAGTCCCTTCAACATATGAACCCTCAGATGGTGGGTAGTATTGATTGTCGTCTCCTGTTACTAAAGTTCCGTCCTTTTTCATGAAAGTATATCGTGTCATATACTTATAAAAAGCGTAATTGTTATTAACGCCATTCGGCTTTCCAAGCTCTGAATAATAAAAGTAATCACTATCTTTATCATTACAAATTATTCTATAATTCAAAGCCGTAATCATTGTCGGCCTTATGCTTGTTAGCTCGCCCGCCTTTTTTGGCAACTCCATCACATCGACAGATACTAACGAACTTTCAGTTTCTAAATTAATAGTGTAAATATTAAATGACGAGCTGATACAAAGATGTGCAGGCACGCCGCTTGTCTCTGCAAAAGACACAGGCTCGCTATTATCTGCAACATCGCCAATATAATCAAAAGAAAAATCATTATATATTCTGTAAACCTTTGCCCCATAGACCCCATATAATAAAGGGGTTCCAGCGTTATAGCTTGTTAACGGACTTGTTGATGCAATGTATAGCCCTCTGCAGAATCCACCCAGTTGTGATAATATTGTTCTTGAGCCAGTAAGACTTTTTAAAACTTTATTCGTATAATGTTCGTTAGATTCTAGTGTCTCTGGGAACATGTTAAAATTTTCTTCATGAGAAATAAAATCTAAATCTTTGTACTTTGACGATCCACCGGTAAATGAATTAAGAATCTTTTTCATAGGAACAAACCAGCGTTGAATTTATCAAAATTGCTTATTGCATATTCTCCAAAATCATAATTTTTGAAGTTTGCTTCCTTGATTAATTTTTTTACTTCTTCAAATTCTCTTTTCTTTTCGATATAAAGTAACGAACTTGGGGAGATATCATCATTCACAAGTAAACGTAACTGAACATCACTAATTAAAAGGTTTTGGTATTCTGGCGGTAGCGTAAATTCATCGTTCAAATTAAATGCTGGCAAGTCTTCTTTTATAACTGCTTCTAAATCATAAGCCACATTCTTTGTGTCAAAAAAAAGCTGAATCAATCGAACACCATCAACTTCTATATTTCTTTTTATAGCAAATAATGATGGTAGCACTCCGCTATTAGTAAGCTCATAAAGAGATGCCAATTGCACTTGCTTTATGCGTAGCTTGCTTGAATTGCATAATACATACAATGCAGCAACATCTATCCCGTTACTTACAAAGTAATCGCCATTTATTTTTTGTGGTATTTCGCTGTGATAATTGAAAGACAGCAGCCCTTGCGTGTTATAGATGTTAATGCATCTATTCATCAATGAAAGAATTCTATTTGCTTCTTCTAACCCTACAGAATTATTTCCGCTAGTGTAGTTAATGTCTGCAGCTATTAATGTAATTATATCTCTTATAGTCATTTTATTCCTAATAAAAAAAAGACAGCACGAAAAAAAAACTCTTCGCACTGTCTTCTTCCCAGACAGGAGGGGATAATAATAATATAGATAAATTAAGTTTGTATGTACAACTTAATTATCAGATTTCTACAAACAATAGAGCGGCTCTACGGTCATCAATACCGCCAGTTACAAAGGCCGAATCAATTCGATACTTTGCAGTTAGCGTGTTGATGTCGCCGTCGACTAATGCAGTTGTTTTGATCTTGGAATCGATCCCAGAGACAGAAACGGATTCAAAGCCTGCGGTGTTTAGTTCGACAGCGTCGTATTCAATGTTTCCCTTTTCGAAAACGAAAACAACAGAATATGTTTTTGCCGCACCACAGTTAACAGGCACAGGAATGTTAGTAGCTACTGGCATGACGCTGACATTAGCATGCGCTCCCGTGTCTGAGAACGCACCAACTTTGAGCGTGATCTTTCCTGTCGCTAAACCTTTGGCATCTTCTTGCACAACGAAAGCTTTGAGATTAGTTGTGTTTTTACCCAACACATCTTTCGCATAAACTCCTGCGATTGTAAAGACAGAGCCTTTTTTTATGACAGTTGAAGTTGTTATTGTTTCTCCAGAATCGTCGTCAAGCTTGATAGTTCCTGCGGCGCCATCTACTCCGCTGGAGTCGATAACCCAAGCGTCATCCATTACATTCGCAGCCGCAACAGTGAATACAGGCATTTTTGATTCTTTCCATTGAACGTTTGCGAATCGCCCGATTTGAGAATCTTTATACATTGGGTCCAAAATGGCTGGAGGAAGGAATGAGCCGTTAGCCCCTTTAGAACCGAGCTTTGATGCGACAGTAGGAGACATGTAGCCTACTAAATTAGTAGCTCGGTTTTCACGAAGCTTACCAGCAGTTGTTGCTAATGCATCAAAGTCAAGTGTCGAAAGAGCAGCTGTTTGTGCGATTCCAGCAACTGTATACGCTTTGTCAATGATTGTTTCATTGACTGTTTCACCGTAATTTACGCAACGAGGTTGAACGATCTCTTTATCGAAATCATCAATGCTAGTCACTCGCTCTAATGCCGTAGCACTAAAAGCTGTGTTAGCAGAAGAGATTCTTAAGTCTTTTGAAAACTCTTCGTTACTTAAATCAACACCTGTAATATCACGCGTCCCATCTTCTGTGATCACTACAGTGCCAGAATCTGGAATGACAACTCGAATGATGCCGCCTGTACGCCCCTTTAGTCCTTTCTGTGAAGAACGAATGTCTTCAAGAATTGGGGAGTATTTTTCAACAGCAACAGACAAAATGTCAAGTTGTGCAGTGGTAATGTTTGAAGCTAAGTTTGCCATAATTTTTTTTCCTTAGTACTGATTCGGATATTTTCTTTTCAAGTATTCTTTAGCATCAAAGTCCTTACTATTAGGGTCTAGCCTTGATGCTGTGCTTGATGAAGAACCTCCAAATTTTCCAGAATTAGGCAGAGAACGTTTTGGTTTTTGTTCATCTGCGTTTTTATTTTCTTGTTGTTGGACTTCTTTCGTTCCAGTTATTTTTTTAAGGATCGCTTCTTCGAGCTGCTTTAAATTGAAGTAAACATCTTTTGTACTCAGTGTGCTTAGCTTGTCTACAACGCTAGAGTTTC